GCGCTTTCGCTTATGCCTTTCCAAATCTTTCCTTGACGGCATTTAACAACAGCACCAGAAGCATAAGCAGAAGGCCAAACATCATACTTGCGTTTAGCTATTCTTGTGCAACGATCACCACCAGACTTCTTTTTCTTTTTGGCTTCTAGCAGAGCTACATCTAGTTTTTCTTTTGTAACATCTGTTTTTTCTGTAGTTGTTTCTTCTTCAACAAGAAACTTCTTCCAGTTCTCTAAAATTAAATTGTACTTCATACATCTAAGTAGTATTGTTTGCTACAATTTTCTTAAAACAAGTCATTAAAGAAGTAAAATCTACAACACCAAAACCATCTTGCATAGACATACGCCTAAACTCAAGTTGATTCAATTGTGGTTCAAAGTTTTCAATAAGCTCATCAATTGATTGCTTTGTTTGAAAAGAAATCTGTGGAGAAGAAAGTTGCATGATGCGATAATTGTCTTTAATCACATCAAAAGATGAGGCGATACTTTCAAATGCTTTTCCTTCTTTGTCTTTAGAGTATTCAACAACATCATTTGGTAGATACTGTTTTTCTTCAACAAGCATAGGAATTCGCTTAGCTACAGTAGCCATACCAACTCCACGCACACCTTTTAGATTATCACTATCATCACCAGTAATTGCTCTAGCTAGGGCGAAGTTATTAGGATGAACACCATACTTTTCAACAATCTTAGCAACATTTAGTAGTTCTTCTTGGATAGGACGATAAAGAATAGTCTTATCGTTAATGAGCTGAATAAAGTCTTTGTCTGAGGACACAATTACTTTTTGCCAACGCTTATAGTGTTGGTGGCTCACAACATAAGAAATAATATCATCAGCTTCAATATTTGGGTAAAGAAGCTGAATGATAGGCATTTGATTAAAATATTCAGCAACTCTTGTTTGTTGCCAAATTCTATTAGAAATCTCCTCGTTCTCTGTAAGATTACGAACATCACGATTAAGACGAAGAGGATTTCGACCTTCTTTATAGTTTGAGTTCATAAGTTTACGTTTTTTAGAACCACCTTCACCATCCCAACAGACATAGATGAGATCTGGGTTTATAGTGTTGCATAGCTTTTGCATAATTTTAAGAAATCCAACTACCCCACCAACAGGTTGACCATTAGGTGAAAGAGTTGGATTTGTAATGTACGCACGAAGATACTGATTATTAGCATCAACAACCATCATTCTTGGCATAGTTTTACATCCTCATAGTAATAATAATGTTCTTTACCGTCTTCAATGTTCCAAACAACATACATTTCTGGATAAGTTCTAATGACTATTCCCAAAATACTGAAGTCTGAATTTAACGCTCTTGTTTGATCTAGCTTTTTCATAACAAGCATGGAACCAGCAATACTGTTTCTATTGACCCATACTAAATCGCCTTCCTTAATGTCTGTGTTCATCGCAAAGCGTAGACCAACGAGTAGCTTTTGCAGGATTACCGCAAACTTCACACATAGTAAATGAGTCTTTCTCAGCTTGATTGATTACATCATAGATTGCTTGTATGTCTTGTTCGGATGCATTTGTAATGTACGAAATGTAAAACCTAAGACCACCAAACTTTTGCTTAACTTGTGTTGCAACAACGTGGTCTTCAACATTATCAATCTTGTTGTTGTATTCTTCAATGAAGTTTGCAACCCTATCAATAATTGAATACCAACCTTTATCGCACTCAAAATACTTAAGTGAAGCAAATGTCTTTGGATACTTGTTGATTATCTCAGTTTCCCACATTGTTTCTCCTTTCGTTTACAATCTTCCCAATAGCATTAATAGTATTTATAGCTATGTCGGAAAGAGAATAAGGCTTTCCACTATTAACAGTATTTGAGATTTCATTTACCATAATATCATAACTAATAGCCATAGCATAATGAAAAGCTTCAAGTTCTTGAGTTCCTTCTTCTGGGTTTACTTTTCTCATTGAAGTAGAACCATCCCTTTTATAAATGGTCCAAAATCCTTCTTTCTGCTCTTCCCAAGGATTACGATAATTATCGGCATACTTAGTTTCTACATACTTCTTATTACTCATTGTAAATCCTCATAGACTCAATACCACCATTCTCGTTAGAGTAAACAACCTTCTTCACCCCAACAAACTGCATAGCAGCCTCGCACATAGGGCAGGGCTTAGAATTGCGAAGGCATCCATCACGACCAACGCGAACAACATAAACAGTAGAACCCTCAGTAATGGAGCGGTCAAGACCAAGAATAGCACCAATCTCAGCGTGAACAGTAGCATGACCACGCTGCTTCTTGCTATCGCGGAATCGATTAGCCCATGCCTTATATTTATTCTTGTTGCAAGAAGTATTCAGAACAGTACCACCGCGAACAAGTACAGCACCATGCTTATACTCACGAAACTCAGTCTGTCCTGCAATACGCATAGCAAGCTCAATATAACGCTGCTTCTTCTTAGAAAGCTTACTCGGGTCATTCTCCATAGTGTTCTTCGCTCCAACAGATACATAGTAACAAAGCCCCGTGAGGAAGTCAACCCCACGGAGCCTGTTAGTTTTTAACTTAGATTACTCTTCGCTTTCTATATTGTAATAATTTGAAGCATTACCAGTTTGCTTATCAAATTTAGTAATTAGCTCTTCTTCTACAATACTTAACACAGCATTTCTAAAACTTTCATTCTGAAGTTCTGTAGCAAAATCTGCTGATCTAAATCTCTTCTCTGATCCATCAAGTAGAGTAATTGTCCACCAAGCACCACTTGAAGCTCTATCTGATTTAGAGATAATGTCAAGCCAAGCTTCGTGATCTGAAACTTCTACTCGTTCTCCACCCCATAACAGTTTAAGCGAACACTCTCTACCTTCTGTACCAAAACGAGATTTCTTTAGTACACATTTAGTCTCTGACCCAATTCTAAACCCTGTTGGTGATACAACATAACTTGCCTTGCTCTTTTTGGGAGTAAGCCAAATTCTAAGTGAGTAAGCATAAGATAGTGCTTTACCACCAGGGGTTATGAATGGATTTACAAGCATTTCTGTATGTGCTGTTGGACCCATTACAATGTTTTGTTTCAATTGGTTAAGAACGAGGAATGTGCTTCTCTTGTTTGCAATTGGTTGAATAAGTTTTGCAAGACCTTTTGACATAATTCTTGGTTTTACTGCCATTGAAGACTGAGGGTTAAAGTCACCTTCAAGATCAGCAAGGGATGGAGTAAATGCAAATGAGTCAAGAATGAACAGAAAATGATCACCCTCGCCAAGAAGTTGCTCAATAGTTTCAAGAACAAACTCAATGTTTACTGCTTGAGTATAAATAATCTCTCCTACATTACAACCAGCTTTACTAAGGAAAGAAGGGTCTAGTGCAGATTCTGAATCAAAGTAAACTACTGTCATTCCCATCTTTTGGGCATTAGCAGCAATCTGAGCAGCAAAGTAAGACTTACCAGAGGCTTCAATACCTGCAAGTTCTGTAATACGTCCAACTGGAATTCCTGCTTTCTTACCTCTACAAATAATAGAGTCTAGTACGTCTGAACCTGTTGGAATCCATTCTGTTACTTCTGATGGATTTTGTTCCAATAAATCGAAAGAAACTTCAATTCCTGCTTTTTTATTAATTGCATCTCTCATTTGTGCAATAGATAATTTACCATTTGTCGTTGTTTGAGTTTTTTTAGCCATTTGGTTCCTTTGTGATAAATAAAAACGGGTGTACCCATAAGATACACCCGCTTCATTAGTTTGTCAACAGATTAGTCGTCTGTACCAGTGAAGTCTGCAAAAGCCTCATCTACTGCGGAAGAGGTTTTCTTGGACTTAGTTCCGCCTTTTACAATCTCGCGGGACTCTGTTTCAGCAGATTCATCGGAAGCAAGGGCAGCATCGAGGATCTTCTGAACCTCTTGTGTGCTCTGACGTGGATAAAGTGCTCCAAAGTCTGGGATAGTATCTAGAAGTTCCTTGCACTTTGCTGCTCCACCATAAGATGGGTCACAAAGTGGTGAGGACTTACGGCGAGGTGTAATCTTAGTCTCTGGGAACTGGTCTTTTGCACCAGCAGGAGGCTTAGTATAGTCAATTACAAGGTCAAGACCATCCTGTGGATCAGTAATGTCACCATACTCT